ATCTTCCTCAACCTCGCATGAACCACGGCGGCAAACGACCTGGAGCGGGACGGAAACCATCGGCTGACCCGCGGATTCCGCTTCCGTTTCGGCTCAAGACCAGCGCAGTAGCCAAGGCACGCCGGCTCGGACGCGACCGCATCGAGGCGATGATCCAACGGGCGAAGGAGGAAACCGAACACCAGCACCAATGAAATTGATTCTGGAGCCGACCAGCCCCAAAGAACCGGGACAAGCACGGCACCCGCGTGTCACCATCGAGGTTGAAAGCGACGACCTGAGCATCTCGGAAGCCTTCGAGGACGTGGTGATCCCGGCTTTGACCGCTTGGGGATTCCATACAGAAACGATTGAGCAATACCTGAACCAATGAAACGAACCGAACACACACCTGGACCGTGGAGAATCCACGGAGAACGAATGAGCGAAGCAGTCGAGCCGCCTGTCTATTGCGCCAGCATCAAGTCAGAAGCTAGGGGCAACGACATCGCCATGCTGCAAGGCTACATCGGAGACACTCCCGATCCCGAATGGGACTACACGCCCGAGCAATGCGCGGCTGACGCTGCCTTGATCGCGGCGGCGCCTGAGTTGCTTGAGGCGCTCGAGAACCTGGTCGAGTGGTCTGATCCTTGGGATGCACCCGAGGCTCACCAGAAAGCGCGAGAAGCCATCGCCAAAGCCAAAGGAGAAACGGCATGAGCAGCACCCGCCGGAGTAGGGGTGCGTCCTAAAAACCTTGACGGGAAAACCTGCCAATCGTTAAAATTGTTACGTTGCAGACCTTCTTAGATGCCATCCGCAATCTGGCTCGCCGTCAGCCTTCGCCATCGGCCAGGAACACCATGCAATGGCAACAAGTAGCACCAGCCATCCGGCAACGCTCATTCTTCTCCGCTACCGTGCAAAGCGCCAAAGTGCTCACATCATGGCGCGAAATGCTCCTCGACTACCTCGCAGGAGCAACAGAGACGGTCACGACACCAGACGGCGAAAAGGTCACAGCCTACAAGGAAACCAGCCTCGCCAAGTTCCGCGAAAAGGCTGCAACCTTCGCAGTGAAGGAAGGAATCGCCACGCCCGAGGACTTCAAAAGCGACAAAATCACCAACGTCGTCGGCCTCAGCCGATTGCAGCTCGTCTACAACACCAACACCTTCCAAGCAAAGGAACTGGCCTGGTGGCGCCAACGGATCAGCGATCCCGACTACCTCAACCGCTACCCGGCAGCCAGCTTTGAACGCTCACCGGGAGGCAATCCCGAGGACTTCCGGCCAATCCACGTCGCCAACGAAGGCGCCATTCGACGCTGGGATGACTTCGACTTCTGGCTTCAGATGAACGCAGAGGACATCGGAGGCTTCGGAGTCCCTTGGGGACCGTGGGGGTTCAACTCCTACATGCGCCAAGTGCCAGTCTTGCGAAAGAAGGCCGAAGCTCTAGGTCTCGTCAGACCGGGCGAGAAGATCCAACCGCCCGACGTTTCCCGGTTCGGCATCGACCTTGAAGCCCAGGCACTCGGAGACCACGAAGACGAACTCGACGAGGTTCCCGAAGAAGTGAAAGCCAAGGCACGGCAACGCCTGATCGCAAGACTCGGACCCGACGCCATCGACAAGAACGGAAACCCGAGCCTAAAAGCATTCGCAGCCGCAAGGGCAAGACTCAAAGCAAAATACGGATGAGCGCGAAAGACCAACCAGCACCGAGACGGAAGCACGACCTAGCCATCGTCAATCGCAAGCTCGAGGAGCTGATCCCCTACGTCAGCAACTCACGCACTCACTCTGACGAGCAGGTGGCGCAGATTGCAGCGTCGATTCGTGAATTCGGATTCTGCAATCCCGTCCTTATTGACGAGGAGGGAGGGATCATCGCGGGTCACGGTCGAGTCATGGCGGCAAGGAAGCTCGGGCGCAGGAGCAAGAAAAAACAGGATTATGAGCGAGAAGAAACCACCCGCCAAGAAAGCGGCAAAGAAGGCACCCGTCAACAAGGGAGGCAGACCGAAGCTCGAGATCGACGAGAGGCTTGTCGAGCAACTGGCAAGTATTGGATGCACCAATCCAGAGATCGCTGCCGCCTGCAACTGCTCAACGGATACCCTGATCGGGCGTTTTTCGGCCGTCATGGCAAAAGGCAGGGAGAACGGGAAAACGAGACTCCGCAAGAAACAGCTCGAGGTCGCGCTCCAAGGCAACGTCTCAATGCTCATTTGGCTCGGCAAGCAGATGCTCGGACAGGCTGAAAAGGTCGAAGCTCAGACTCACCACTCAGGAACCATCAACGGCACCCTGAGCAAGGATGAGGAAGAAGCAGTCAAAGAATGGGCAAAAAACATCCAGCGGAACATCCGAAGCACTCGCAACAGGGCCAGGAGCAACTAAGCCCTTCGGCATTCGCTGCATTGCAGCTCGGGCTGATGCCCTACGCATGGCAGGCAGAGTGCCTTGAGGCAGTAGGATTGCAGAGCGAAGGCGGACTGCCTGTGTCCGTGGTCGCAGCGAACGGCAGCGGCAAGACGGTCAGCATCATTGCGCCGATTGTCCTCTGGTTTCTCAACGCCTACCCGAAAGGCAAAGCCGTCTTCACATCCGGCTCATATCGTCAGCTCGCCAACCAGCTATGGCCTGCACTCAAGAAGCATCGGGCCAAGTTCCCGGCTTGGACGTTCCTCAGCGATGAGATCAGGACGCCCGAAGGGGGATTTGCTCTTGGCTTCTCGACGGATGACCCCGGCAGGGCGGAAGGCTGGCACGGCAGCGCAGACGCGCCCTTGCTCCTGATCGTGGACGAGGCAAAGACGGTGCCGGATGGTGTCTTCGAGGCATTCGACCGATGCACCCGAACCTTCCAGCTCTGGACAAGCAGCCCAGGTGCTCCACGGGGTCAGTTCTTCGACTCGCATCACAAGAACGCAGGCCAGTTCTGGACGGCCAAGGTGACGAGCGAGGAATGCCCCCACATCGACCCTGCAAAGCGCGAGCGAGACCGTCAGACATACGGCGAGGACCATCCAATCTTCCGGTCGATGCACCTTGCCGAGTTCACCAGCGACAGTGACAGGCTCGTCATCGACCCGCAAAGGCTAGCGAAAGCGATTGAGGGTCAGCCCGACATCAACACCACTGGCGAGGTTGTCGCGTTCTGTGACTTCGCTGCCGGGCGGGATGAGAACGTCTTGGCAATCCGGCGAGGGAACCGGGCTGAGATCGTCGAGGCATGGGTCGAAGCTGACACCACGCAAGCCTGCCGCCGATTCGTTCACCTGTTCGAGGAACACAACCTACGACCTGCATGGATCTGGGGCGATGCTGACGGACTCGGCACGGTCATGCTCGACAACTTGGCCGAGGCAGGCTGGCGGGTGAATCGCTTCCACGGGGGGCAACCAGCAACAGACTCGGATGAATACGCCTCGCTGATTGCTGAGGTTTGGCACGTTGGAATCCGCGAGATCGAGCGGGGTCGGATTCACCTGGGGCAGCTCGACCGCAAGACATTTGAGCAGATCAGCAGCCGACGCTCGGAATGGGCGGCGAATGGCAAGCTGAGGGTCGAGTCCAAGGAGGTCATGGCAAAGCAAGGCTTGAGATCCCCTGACCGGGCAGACGCACTGCTCGGTTCCATCGCTTGCGGTTCTCGCATCGCTGGGACCATGACAGGCAACGTCAAGACGCTCACACGCCGGAACGCTTTTGCCTCGAAACGAGTCCGAGGGCTGGGCGGTGTCTAGCCTTGTCAAGCAAAGGTTTTTATTGTAGCAACCCGAAATAATGCAGCGCGACAGAAAAGGCATCGCCCCCATCCATGCGAACTATCGCGTCCAAGAGACCGACCTTCAGAATCTGACGCCGGATCAGGTCAAGTTCATCCTCCGAAACGTCAGGAATGGTCAGCTTGAGGATCAGGACCGTCTCTTTCGGCTGATGGTGGATACCTGGCCGCGACTTCGGAAGGCACTCAACGAGGTTGCAGGATCGGTTGCCAAGCTGGAGCTTCAGGTCGAACCAGCGATTGAGGAAGGGGCTGAGGAACCAACCGAGCGAGCCAAGCAGCTCCACGAGGTAGTTTCAAAGGCGCTCGACTGCTACTCGCCACGACCTGGCTATTGGGAACTCGACCAAGGCGGCGCAATTCGCGCTCTTGTCGATGCCTACGTCAAGGGAGTCAGCGTCTTGGAGATCGTCTGGAAGGCAACGGAAGGAATCATCGCCCCCCGCTGCTATTCGCCCGTGCCTGCCCGCTACATCGCCTTCCCGAGCAGCAGCCTTGAGATCGACCGACTGATGCTGTCGCCGGAAGGGGTGACGATGAGCCAGCTCGAGGACTTCCCGCCGAATCGTTTCATCATTGGCATGTGGCAGCAGGGCGGACTACATCCGATTCATGCAGGCAACATGCGGGCCTTGTCGAAGTATTGGCTCGCGTCGGTCTACGGCTTGGGCTGGCTCATGCAATACTCCCAGCTTTTCGGAATCCCGTGGCGGCACGTCGAGACAGACGGCAGCGACGAGGCGATGACCAACGCTGAGACGATGCTGGACGAACTTGGGGCATCCGGCTGGGCAGTCACAGGGCCAGGCATTGAGCTAAACCTTCACGACGGCGTTTCTGGCGGGGCTGACACCATGCCGCAGAGTCACATGATGGACGTTGCCGACCGCGCATGTGACATCCTCCTGCTTGGTCAGACGCTGACGACCGATAACACCGGGACGGGATCGAGGGCACTTGGCGACGTTCACCAATCCGTCAGGGCAGACATCCTTGAATCGGTTGCGTCATGGGTAGCAAGCACCCTGACCGATCAGCTCGTTCCCGCAATCGTCGCTCACAACTTCGGGGCTGTTCCGTCTCAGGAGATGCCGACCATCAAGCTGACAATCCCGGTTCCCAAGGACAGCAAGACCAATGCTGAGACGCTGGCCATCTTGGTGGGAGCGGGAGTCAAGATGCCGAAGAAGTGGGTCTATGAACACCTCGATATCCCCATGCCGAATCAGGACGACGCTATCTTCGGGGAGGATCTGCCAACGGTTCCCGAGGAAGAGGAAGAATCGCCAATCACTGAAGGCATCCAGCAACCCGAGGAATGGACGCTGGAAGCAGCAAGGGCAGACGTTGACCTTCGCCCGACTGAGGAGATGGCAAAGAACGCTCAACGCGCCTTGGAGGTTCGCAGGACCAAGCCCGAAAGCCAACGAGGAATGACCGTTGTCGGCATTGCTCGGGCGCGGGACATCTCGAACCGGACCCAGCTTTCCCCTGATACAGTCAAGCGCATGGCTAGCTACTTCGCCCGGCATGAGGTAGACAAGGACGGCGAAACCTGGGGCGATCAGGGCAAAGGCTGGCAAGCCTGGCACGGATGGGGTGGCGACGAGGGACGGGCTTGGGTCAAGCGCAAGCTGGCGGAACTGGAGAGAGCCGAGGCATGATCAACCGGGCCGAGATTCGAGAAGTGGCAGGCGAATGGCTCGCCCCCATCGACGAGATGCTGGCAGACCTTTACGACAAGAGCTTACGTTACGATGCCCGGCGCTTTGCTGCCGAGGTAGAAGCTGCCGTCTTGCGCGTCCCTAGCCTATTTGACAGCCTGAACATTGACGCGCTAGCTTCCTCGCTTGAGGAGGAGATAGGCAAGGGGATCTTATCGGAGCTGAACTGATGGCAGCGAAAACCAGAGCGTCGAAAGGACTTGTCTCGGTCAAGGTGACTGAGGAAGGGCTTGACGAGGCGACCAACGCCATCCTCTCGCTGTCGTCACGCAAGTCTAGGCGCCGGGCGATGAAACTGGCCACCTTCGCTGCTGCCGATGCGCTCAAGGACTACCACATGCGGAAAGGCGCTGCCCTATGGGAGAACCGATCCTTACCGACTCACGGACCAGGTAGGAAGAAGACGCAATGGTGGCGCCAGGTTGCCACGGGCTGGAACACAGGCCGGGTCACTTATCGGACGGGGCAGATCGACAACTCGACAATCGGGCTTTCCCACAAGGTCACAGGCGGGACCATTCGTGCAAAGCGTGTCCGGTTCCTGACAATCCCGATCATCCCGCAAGCGCACGGATTAACCGCTAGGGTCTACGCTCGCACCTTCGCCCCATTGTTTGCCATCAAAGGAGTGCTGGCACAGCACGACGGCGACGGAATCAAGCCCGTGTTTGCACTCAAGCGTCAGGTCAAGCAGCGGCCTTGGAAAGGTGCCTTGCCGAAAGAGGCTGAATACGTCGGACCATTCGAGAAGACGCTACTCGACGAACTCGAAAAGGACTTCATGGCTGATCCTTGAAATATGAACTTGTCAAAATTACTAGCTTTCGCTAAACGATTTGCAATGTCCGACACGGTAACAGCCGGATTTGCTCAACCACTCGACTCCGAGAAGGCAACGATTGTCTACTTGCCCGAGGGTGAGCACGTCATCAATGCGATGGTGGGCGGCAAGCCCAAAGAGCTGACCGTCACCGTAGATCAGCGCGTTCTTGCATCATTCCAAGAGGATCTCGACAAGCGGAAAGAATCCAACGTGCGACCGTTCGCCGGATTCGATCACGACAAAGGGGCAGCATCTTTCATCCCGCTTGAGTTCCGCTACGAGGAAGGCGTTGGATTGCTCTTGGATGTCGAATGGACCCGCGCAGGACGCGAGGCAATCGAGGGCAAGGACTATTCCTACTTCTCCCCAAGTTTCCGACAACTCAACGGCATTCCTTCTGGTCTCACCATGCGCGGCGAGATCGGATCGCTTGTCAATGACCCAGCTTTTGAAGAAATCCCGCGCATTGCAGCGCATCACACACCAACCAACGAAAACATGGAAATTCTGACCGAACTGGGCCTGGTCCCAGAAGGAACCGAAGACGACAAGATCGTCGAAGCCGCGAAAGCTACCTTGAAGGAGCTGCGCGAACAGGCCGACAAGGTCGAGGCAATGCAAGCCGAGGCTTACGAAAAGGCGAAAGTCGAAGCAATGGAGGGCGAGGAGGAGGAATCCGAGCTTGAAATGCTCAAGAAGCAGAACGCCCAACTCCTGGCGAAGATCGCCAAGATGGAGGAAGAGGCTTCCGCTGCTGCTGCTTCTCGCGCTGCCTCGCTCGTCGAAGAAGCTGTCAAGGCTGGCCGCATCGCCCCGAAGGACGAGGCAAGTATCAGCTTCTGGAAGCAGCAACTCGCTGACAATCCCGACGCCATCCAGGCACTCAACGCAGTGCCGGCCAATCCTGTGCTCGACGGTAAGACCGTTTTCGCTGGACGTGCCGAGGCTCGGGAGATTGCCAAGGAGATCAGCCGTGCCGAGTTCGACAGTCTCAGTGCTGCCGAAAAGAGCCATTTCGCCAAGAGCGGCGGCAAGATCAACGAATAACACTTCAACCGATGCCCGCCCGCAAACGAGCAAGAAAGTCAGCCGAGGTTAAGGCCGAGGCTTCCATCGAGGAACCTGAAGTTTCCACCCAGAAGCCAGGACGGCTGAAGGCTGGGCCGCTTCAAGCTCCGAATGGGCATCTTGTTTGCACTCGGGCAGACTTTGACCAACTCACGCCGGAACAGGTAGCGGAGTTCCGCGAATCCGGCGGCATCATCGTTTCAAACTACCAATAACACACCAACATCATGGCTAATACTCTTACCAACCTCATTCCCGATGTCTACACCGCGCTCGACGTGGTGAGCCGGGAACTCACTGGCTTCTTGCCATCCGTTACCCGTGACGCGACTGCCGACCGGGCCGCGATCAATCAGACTGTTCGTTCGTTCATTACTCCTGCCAACTCGGCAGCGGGCAACATCAGCCCGAGCATGTCTGCCCCGTCTGCCGCTGACCAGACCATCACCAACATTCCAATCACCATCGACAACCAGCGTTTCGCTCCGTTCTCGTGGACTGGCGAGGAAGAATATGCGATGGATCAAGGACCGGGTTTCCTCAACGTGCGCCAAGACCAGATCGCCCAGGCGATTCGGACTCTTGTGAACGAAATGGAGACCGATGTCTACGAGGCTGCCTACAAGGCTGCTGGCTCGACTATCGCCCCGAATGGTGCTTCGACTCTGGTCACTGACCTGACCGACGCTGCCAACACCAAGAAGCTCCTCGACGACAACGGCGCACCTGCAACGGGTCGCTCGCTGATCATCTCGACCGCTGCTGGTGTCAATCTCCGCAAGCAGACCCAGCTCACCAAGGTGAACGAGGCTGGCGACCGTGCCACGCTTCGTGACGGCGAACTGCTTGACCTGTTCGGCCAGTCGGTCAAGGAATCCGCTGCTGTGGTTTCCGTTGCTGACTCGGGCGCGACTGGCGTGACTGTCAACAATGGTGCTGGCTACGCTGTCGGCGCGACTTCCATCGCAGTTGACGGCGTGACCGGAACTCCGATTGTGGGCGACGTGATCAGCGATGGGACTTACTTCTACACCGTGACTTCCGTCACTGCTGGTGGAGCTGGTGAGTTCACGCTGACGATCAGCGCACCGGGTCTCAAGGCGGCTCTTGCTGATGATGACTCGCTGACCGTTCTCGGTGATTCGACCCGCACGGCGGCATTCTCGCAGAACGCCATCGTTCTTGCCTCGCGCTTGCCCGTGACTCCGCGTGACGGTGATCAGGCACTTGGCCGCGAGGTCGTGACCGATCCCCGCACTGGCATCTCGTTCGAGTTCGTCAAGTGGCCTGGCTTCGACATGAACACCTACCACGTCCGCGCATGTTGGGGCGTTCACGTTCTGAAGCCGGAACACATCGCAATCATCGCTGACGCCTGATTTCACAGCTAGCCGGGCAACTCGCTTGGCTAGCTTTCCACCCTTCTCTCATGGCTTGGGTTCAGTTGGCAGGCTCCTCATTGAGGGATCGTCTTGGGACAACCGAGATTGATTCCCTCCTTGAGGAGTCGGCTGATGCTGACAGCAAGATCGACGAGATTCTTTCGCAGGTTGCGCTTGATATTGTCGGAAGGGTCAACGCAGGACGCCGCAAGCGTGGCCTGCCTCCCGTGTCAGGCACGGGGCTTTACATTCCACCGGGGAGCAGTCGCCACGCCTACACGCTGGCAAGGCGCTTGCTGACCGACAGTTTCCCGAGTCTGTCAGACTACAACGGAGAGGACCGAGACGCTGCCTATGACAAGGCGGAAGACCACCTCCGAGACCTGGCAGAAAACCGGGCAGATTCAGACGATGAAGGAGCCGAAGATTTCGAGCCATCCGGTTCTGGGAGTTCATTCCGAACGGGCGGCAAAAACCTGATGGACTTCATCAACTTCTAAAGCTCTCCTCATGGCATCACGGCTAAGACAAATTGTTGAGTCGATGGCCGAAACGCTCGGCAGTTCCGACTATTTCAACACGGCTCCGATCATTCCCGTGGTTGTCGAGGACTCAAAGGACGTGATCAGGGAGATCGACCACGCATCCGGCAAGGCGCACGGCGCGTTTGCCTTGGTTGGGTTCGACACCGCTGACACTGACAACGAATCACCAGGGCCATTCCTCTCCGAATGCACCTTCAACGTAAGCATCGTTGAGTTCCCTAGTATTTGGCGATCATCCCGCCGCGATGCTCCAAGCTGCACTGAGATAGCCGAAGCAGCAGCTCGTTTGCTTCATCACACCGAACCGCTCGACATTGACGGCAACAAGATCGGCAATGGTGTCTTGTCCTTTGTCAGCATGACCCCGACTTTTGACGAGTCATCACTGACCCAGACCGTCAGTTTCTCCTTCCCGCTTGTCCTTTCCACATCCGTTCCAACCCGCTAAACTTCAAGCACTATGACTTTTGACCGAACAACCGTTGTCCGTGGGCCTTGCTCCATTTCCTTTGAATCTCAGACGTTCTTTAGCAAGGGAGACGTGACGCTGCAATTCACGCAGACCACCTTTGACAAAGCATCTGACGCCTTCGGGGTGATCGGACGCGCCAAGACCGACTTCCAGGTCGTGGTTGAGTTCGAGCCGGTCGGGGAGATTGAGGCGCTGACTGTGCTTTTCCCGTATGGAATCAATACCTTCGCTATTGGTTCCTCGCTTTACGGAGCGACCGATTCGCCGCTTGTCATCACATCGACCAGCGAAGTCTACACCATCAACAATGCAGCAGTCACGCAGATGCCAGCTATCCGCGCAACTGCCCAGAACACAGCGTTCGGCACGGTTCAATTCACCGGACTACTCGACAAGGGGGGCGATCCATCAGCCCTTGCCGATTACTACTCGGCAGCAGGAAGCGGCGGGACAATCGCCACGACCTTTGACCCCTCGCTTGTGATTGCCGGGCCTTACACAGCAACGCTGGGCGCTCTTAGCTTCCAATCTGAAGCGGGTTTCGACATCTCCTTCGACTTGGCCTTGTCGCCCGTCGTCGTGGATGGCGCCGGGACCGTTGACATGACTCTGACCGATGTCGGCTGCTCAGTCTCTTGCATTCCGATGGGGGAGGGTGAAACCGACTTCGACAGTCTGTTTGATTCATTGGATGCAGGCGAGGAGCTGGCTGGTTCAGCATTGGATATCTCAACCTCGACTGTCGGCGGTTTGAACTTCGATTGTGCATCCGTGCAAGTGATCGACTTCCAGCGCCGCTTCGGCCCAGGCTCCAACCGTGCCGGGACTCTGAACATGCAAGCCAAGCGGACCATCTCGACAGGTGCTGCCGTAAGCCTGTTCACCGTTGCAGCCGTCGCTCCCTGATGAATCCCCATGATCTGCGACCTGACTATCCCCGGCTCGCCGGATGAGATCGTGAACCTTGCTGGCGGTGGATCACCGTCGAGCGAGGTAAGCGGGCTATCAATCGGCACAAGGGGCAACGCTCAGAAAGTCGATCACATTGGGGCAGAAGAATCGCGTCAGTTCATGCGCGGCGGGTCGCTGACCGATGTCAGCTTCACATCGTCGCGGGAGTTTGAATCCAGGGCAGCGGCTCAAGACTGGCTTTTCGCACTGCAAGCCACCCTTGCAACGGCTGGCAACGCTCAATGCGAGGCGTTGCTAGCCACGCGAAGCAATGCAGCGACGATCACGGGAACCCTTTCACCGGATGCGACTGCCGTCTCTCCTGTTCCTGAGACGTTCCTAAACTCGAACTTCTACGACAGCGGGGCATCATATCCCCGCGTCACGCTTCAGTCGGACGGGACCAACGCCTGGCTCGCCTACTATGCTGACGCCAGCGCATACACCAGCGCATGGCCCAGCGGCATCTGGAAATCCTCAACGGCAGGTTCCGACCCGCTCGACCCGACAGCTTTCACGTCATGGGCACCTGACTTGGGCTTGTCGGCTCCGGCGCTTTTCACGACTTACAAGCGATGGGATGTCACATTCAGCGGCACTCCGAATGAGGGCGAGACAATCGAACTCGACCTTGACGCAGTTTCTGATGTTTACACGCTGACAGCAACACCAAGCTCGGCAGGCGACATTGACCGCAATCTGAGCGCAGCAGCCTTGAGTGATGCTTTAGAGAACGAAATCAACGGCGATGGAATCGGACCAGCCAGCACCATCGTGACTGCATCGAGCGACGAAGCGGGAACAGTGACCATTACAGCGATCACATCCGGCACCACTGGAGCGTTTGATCTGACAGTATTCAGCGGATCGGGTGCTATCACAGACAGCGAAGATCCCGAGATTGCGACAGGCACTCCGACCGTTGCCAAGTCAACGACTGACGCCAACAGTTTGACTCTCTACGACGTGTCAGCGAACGTCAACGGCAGCGCCATCGGGCGCACTGTCATGCTCAATGTCTCGCTGATTGGCCGCAACGATGACCCATCAAGCTAATGGCAACGCGCAAGACAAGGGTTCAGATTGACACCACTGCGGACACTTCCGGCGCCAAGGAAGCGGCGAAGGCTCTGGACGGCGTCGAAAAGGCAGCAGAGAAGGCCAACAAGACGCAGGAGAAGGGCGCGGAGAAGGCAGCAACCGGCAACAAGAAGCTGACCAACTCGCTCGGTGGCGTTTCATTGCAGATCCAGGACGTTGCAGTGCAGGCCCAGATGGGAACCGACGCTGTGCGAATCCTTGGCCAACAGGGACCGCAGATCGCTTCGGTTTTCGGGCCTGGGGGCGCAATTGCTGGTGCTGCAATCGGACTAGGCGCGATCTTGGTCGATGCGCTCGTTGATAATTGGCTCGGGGAGCTTGAGCGAGGCACCGAAGCGGCGAAGGAACTCTATGAGAAGCTGGCAAGCGACCTCGAAAAGGCGATTGGCGAAAAGGCGGCTCGGGCTGTTCGGGCATTCGGCAAGGAACTCGAGGAGCAAGCGCACGTTTTCGAGGTGCTGAACCAGGCCCAGCTTGACGCGATTGACCACACGAACGCACGGGCGGAACTGGAAGCCAGGGTCAAGGAGGCGGTCAGGCAGACGACCATCGAACAGATCAAGCTGCTTGAGGCAACGGGACAGATCACCGACGCCAAGGAAAGGATCGCGGCGATTGAGGCTGAGTCTCGGGCAGCGGCAGACGCTGAGAAGATAGCAGCCGCCGAACGTCAGATTGCAAAGTCGGTCACAGAACGGGCGCAAGGGTTCGAGGAAATCGCCTTGCTGACCGATCAGATCGAGCAATCACAAGCGAAGATCACCGAACACGAGAAGCAGCAGAGCATCATCGGGGACACGCTGGCAAAGCAAATGCGCAAGGCGCAAGCCCGAGGAGCCGAGGCAGTCGAGAGGTTCGAGGCGGCACCTGCGACCGTGCAAATGTCAGGCGAAATGAAAAGCCTGGCCGAAAGCATCGCGGCAGAGCGTGATCGTCAGGACGAACTGAACGATCAAATCGGCCAAGTGACCGAATTGATGGATCAACAAGCGGGAGCCATCGACAACCAACGAGCCGCGCTTGACATCCTGACGCAAGGGATCGCCCAGCTAGGCGAACAACGCGACATTCAAAGCAGGCTCAAGGAGGCTGTCCAATCGCAAAGCGAAGTCGTCAGCGAGCTGAATGCAGGGGTGAAAGACTTCAGCGCCCAGAGCGAGATCCAGAAGGATGCGGTCGGGAAGATCAAGCAGGCGGCATCTGACGCTGTGATCACCGCCAAGGAATCGCGGGAGATCGGGGCGAACTTTCAGACGCTCATATCTACCTTGAACGCCAATCAGCTCGGAACCTTGCAAGAACTCCAGAAGCTGCAAACGATGGTCAACGAATACGGCAGGGAGCTTCAGAACATCAAAAGCACGACCGGGGCAGTCGATAAGTCAATCATCCGATGAGCGTTGCATGGACATTAGAGGGCGAGGCATCGAAAGCCTGGGATGCGACAAGCAAGACGCTTGAGGAGCGGGACGTTGCCGAAGGTCAGGTTGAGTTTTCCAGCCTCGACCCCGACATCCTCACGCTGACGATTGAGCCGGAAGACTGGAAAACCTACACCTCGCCGGATCTCGGGCAGTCTGTGACGCTCAAGCGAGATGGCAGCACGTTCTTTTATGGCACCGTCACCAACGTCCAGCCGACCGTCTCGGGTTCATCTCAGACGATTTCCGTCGAAGTGTCAGGGCCGTGGTGGTGGATGGAGCGAATCCAGCTGACCAGCACGAAAACGGACGGCAGCGGGTCAACCGGGACTCGGGCGAGCTACGTTTTCGGCACGACTTCCGGCGTTGACCTGCAAACGGCGATTGAGGACTTCATTGACCAAGCGATTACCTTGGGATGCCCAATGCAGCGAGGCACTGTGGCGACGTTCTTCGACGTTCCAAGGATCACCCTCAACCAATCGACATGCGCGGAAGCATTCGCAGAACTAATTAGATTGGTTCCTGACGCCTTCGCATCGTTCGACTACACCACAAGCCCACCGACTCTCAACGTGGGCCGCAGGGGGACAGCAAGCACGACAACGATCACGCTGGGGACGGATGCTGTCACAGACCTGAACATCAAGCCCATCTACGAGCTGAAGGTTGACAGGGTGGTTCTCGACTACCTCGACCGGGACGCCACAGGGGCAACACAATTTCAGCAACAAGCGAGCGGGACAGCAACGACCGGGCGAATTCAGACGATCACCGTCAGCGGCGAGGAAATCGACACGTTTCTGCCGAACGAGTTGTTCGATCAGGTAACCATTGCGCTTACGACAACCAATCTCAAGTTTGCCTTGGAATCTTTGATTCCTAAATTCAATGAACTAGACGCGGCATTCCCAGAAGGAGGATCGAATTGGCTGTTCAACGTCGGGAACTTCTATACGAGCAAGAATGTGCTAACTTCCGAGGGCAGAACCATCTCGGGGGGGCTATCGTTCGGGAATCCGCTTTTGACGCCTGGGCGCAGTTTCGTGACATTGTTCAACAATGCAGAGCCTCCCGAATGGGTTATCAACGACTACAACCTGCAAGAATACGAGGTAAGACACTGGACGGCGGTCGATGGAAACTCCATAACAACGACTCCGGTTTTCGATTATGATCGAAGGAGTCGTATCCTAGGCACTCTGGGCTGGACGCATACTTGGCAAGCAGGAAAGTACGACCCAAGCGCCCCTTCACCTCCAAGCTACCAGTGGATGGTTCACACTTACCCAACCATTAAACTTTGGACGATTGCCACGGCTGACATTCCAGCAAGCGGTGTATTCACAAGGAAGGCTGACTACTCATTCATCGCCCCTCCTTCGGGACTCGCTGCCAATCTCCAAGCGGCGCAGGACTTCATCCCGTATGAAGGGACAATCCGGCTCTCGGAGGAATCAGTCGGGGGTTCCCGCTACCTCGGAACCGTGATCAATCTAGCCAACAGCATCTCAGAACATTCCACCATGAAGGCACTCGTCGCCAAGGAACGCCTGGACATCAAGAACGGGACAACCGAGATCGGACTCGGGACACCTGACCGGATCGACTACCGGACGTTCGTTGACCGAATCCGAAGCACCCCGCAAGACAACGTCGTCTACCTCTAAGGCTTATGAGCTTGCATCTTTCACAAATGTTTAATATTTTCCTGCCATGTCCAAGCTGACGGCATACGCCGGAGCGACCTTTTCGCTTTCGTTGACCTGCCAAGACAGCGCAGGAGACCCGGTAGACCTTACAGGCTACACGGCGCGGGGATCTGTTCGAGTGACCCCAACAAGTGCAAGCGTGACTTTGGACCTTGCTCCGACGATCCCGACGCCGGCAAACGGGGTAATCCTAATTTCAGTCTCAGATGAGACGACGGCAGGAATAACGGCGGGCCGCTACGTTTTCGACGTGGTTCTCGACACACCAAGCGGGGATGTTGTCCGAATTTTCGGCGGAACCATCCTGTTTAAGAACCAAGTCACCAAGGCATCATGAGCATCCAACGGGTCATTATTGACGCAGGACAAGGACCGTCTGCTGTGCTGATTGACAGCCTCGACGCGCCAAAGATTGTCGAGGTTCGCCAGGGACCAGCAGGCGCGGACGGAGCTGCCGGAGCCGATGGCGCACCTGGTCCTAATGAAGTCACTAGCGCGACGACAAGCGACGGCACTGCGGATCTCTACCTCGAAACGGTAAGTTTCAACACATCGAACGGCGGTCCCAGTGAGACAGGGGAGATTGGCTGGGACGGCACTGATGGAACGCTTGATGCGATGCTCGAAAGCAGCACGAAGCTAGCCATTGGTGAGGACAATCTGATCCGAGTTCGCAACACCAACACTGCAACAATCAACAAAGGCGATGCGCTGGTCTATGTCGGGACGCACGGCGCATCTGGTAGGCTTCTCGTTGAAAAGTGGGTCGGTGCCAACGTCACGAACTTGCGGACGTTTCTCGGCTTTGCAGCTTGTGAGATGATTCCGAACGCTGACGGCTACGCCCAATGGTTTGGGAAGCTCGATGGCATCGACGCAGACGGAGGAGCTGAGAATTGGCAAGATGGCGACATCATCTATGCGGTCGGCGGATCTTCGGCTACGATCACGAACGTGTCACCGACTGAGGCTGACTATTTGGTCGCGGCTAGCGTCGTGAATGCAGGAAGCGGCACTTCGGGGATTCTCTTCGTGCGACCGACCTTTGCAATCAACACTGATTCGGCGCAATTCGGCACTGTCGAGTTGACGGGTGGATCTTTTAGTGGCGCAGGGTATGAGAACGTGTCCAGCATCACGCTAGCAACAACTCCAAGCAATCTGGGCGATGGGAAAAGCATCGACTGGCGATGGGGTAGCGGCGGGACGTTGACTGCGCAGATTCGCACCAATGCGACTGGATCGACCGAGGACGAATTGGAGTTTTCAGCGTCCATTGTTGGATCTCTAACCAACTGTCTGACGCTCGGAGAAACGAGTGGGA